GACACCACCTTATCACCGACAGCGACGAAGCACTTGTTCTTAGCCTCCCACTTGTTGCGTGGTAGCTCCGTCTTGTTAGGCATGTCAGGGTTGAAGCGTGCTTGTAGTAGACTGTTCAACCTCGTCGTGCCGATGTCCGACTTGCGTGCTGGTGATACGATCTGGTTGGCTAGACTACGCCAATCGGTTTCACTCACTGCGAGCATGCCGTATAGTGTATGCAACACAGCATCACCTAGCTGCACCTTCACATCCTCGTTGCTGCTGAAGAACTGGCCGCGGTTGATGCGACGAGCTACTTCAATGATGCCGTTGCCTTCAGCTTGTCTGTAGATGTTGTTGAGTGTGACGGTGTTAGGCATCTCCAAGCACCGCTGGAACGGCGATGTTGGATCAACAAGGTCAGCATTCTCGATGGGTGGTAGCTGTCGTACGTCACCGAATGTACGCAAGCAGCCACTGCCAAGTGCTGCAACTAGATCGCGGTGTAGTCCCGTAGGCACCATCGCGTACTCGTCAACGATGACAATCTCAGCGTCGAGCGGGTTGCCACGTGTACGTGATGGTGCACTGACTGACGTAGCTTCGCCAGTATTCTCGTCAAACTCTGGGCGGTTGAACTCAAGGAGCTTGTGTATGGTTGATGCAGGGTAGCCGGTTGCTTCACGAATGCGGCGCGCTGCTTTGCCTGTGGGTGCTGCAATTGCAAAAGGGATTTCGTTGTCTGTGAGTATGTCGCATGTCTGTTTGATGATGGTGGTTTTGCCTGTGCCTGCTTCGCCTGTCACACTGACGAGGCGCTTCGTCATATCCGTGCATAGATCAACTGCACGCTGCTGTTCAGCATCCAAGTCCATTGATGTTCTCCATGCGCAATGTTTCGCGCTGCTGTATACGCTGTATACAAACGACAGACGCCACGCACATAGGGGAAGGGTGAATGTGCGTGGCGCTGCTTGTCGGTCAGCTATCTAGTGTGGGCTAGTTAACCAACCGAGGTAGCTCCGTCAGTTTCACCACGCGAGGTAGCAATGATCTCATGCTTCACGCGAGTGAGACCACTGTTCGCGTATTCAGGAGTGTCGAGGAACTCAACCACCTTGCGAGCGTCGGTCATGATGCGATCAACTTGCAGCTTCGCACCTTGAATGACATTGCCTTCTGCGTCGGTCACGCGAAGGAAGAAGTGGAACGTACGCTTCTGCGGTGCGCGAGCGACCTGCTTCTTCGAGCCTGAAGCTGCAGAGATAGAGCGTGCAGTTGTAGCCATTTGAGAATGTCCTCATTGAGAGATGAAGTAGTGCTAGGCGACTGTATTGCCGCCTAGCACATAGTACACAGGTGTAGTTAGAGTGGCAACACCTGTCCGACTTCCGCGCGGGGATTGTTCTCCAAGTCCTTCCCCATCTTGATGCGTGCACGTGCCTCCTTGCCAACGAAGTCGTCAGGGTTGATGACGTTGGACATAGCAACACCGAACGCATTGCACGTACGCTTCATGCGGAAGCGATCAGCGGGGATGTCACGGCACACGATGTTCGACGTGAACGTCTGTTCCTCAACACCCTCACCCGGATCGAAATCAGCAGGAAACTCGCTGCGCGGGATTTGCAGCGTCAGTGTAAGCATCGGGTTGCCACTCGATGCAGCGATCTTGTCTTGTGCAGCGATGCAGATGCACTTGTACTCACCAGCAGGCAACTGCGGGGGAGCCTCTGCGTCTGCAATGTTCTCACTGAAGGTTAACAAAGCCATGTTGTAGTCTCCTTGTTAAGTGGCTGATGATGTTGACATTCCACTGGCGAGCAAGCAAGCCACTAGCACTTGTTCAGTGGTATAGACCTACACACTATTAGTGGTAGGCTATTTCGGTACGGGCAGCTTGGCGTGACCATGTGTGGTGTATTCCAGCCACCAGTCAGCCAATGACATGCCTTCGCTTTTGTTTGCGTTGTACTTCCACTCGAATGATGTTGGTCCCATCATGTCGAACATCCTACTCTTCATAGGCGAGCGAAAGCGTTCAGGACGGATGGAGATGTAGCGCTTGCCATTCTGGTCACGCATGTTCCACACTTCACTGATGTCCTTGCTGGTGATGTTAGGCAGCTGACCACCTAGCAACATAGACACACCAATGATTGCGCCGTCAGCGTTGCGATCTGCATCCTTCTCATGCGTCGTCAATATGAGGTGCTTGTTCAGCTTACCAGTGATGCGGATCATGTTACTGATGAACGCACCGACGCAGATGTTACGCATGCCATAGCCCTGCAAGCCGGGGTTCTCGATGCTGGACTTAGGTGCAATGCGTACAGCGTACTGCAATGCATGTTCGCTGAACTTAGTCAGGCTATCCACCACTACGGTGTCGTAGTTGTCCAGCTTTGTATACAGCGTATACGGGTCTGGCTTCATGCCCTCTTTCACAATGTCAGTGGACTGTTCACCAGCGAGGTTGATGCGATCCCAATCAGGCATGTTGCGAATAGACATGTCACCATCAGGATCGAGCATGATGAACAGCTTACGACCGGGCGCAGTTGCAGCAAGCGTAGTCTTGCCACAACCTGCATCGCCCCACAGTATCATAGACATACGCGAGGGCATGTCAGACGGCTTTTCTATTCTTATGTCCACGTATCTCTCCTTGTGTTGTAGTAGGTATTGTATCACAGTTGTATTACAGATGCAACCCAGAGGGCGGAGCCCGGCACATCTTTCACCCTAGTGTATGTCTCAAGGGTCTAACGTCTCAACAATAGGCGACCACCTCTCTGTCACCATCTCGTTGTCGTATATGTGCTTGCGCTGTTCTCTAGTTTCAGTGCACAGCGGGATGAAGCTACAGCTACGGAAGTAGCGATTGCAGCTATGTGTGTACATAGGTGCGTTAGTTGGATCACCTTTCCACTGGTCAATCACTGAGAGTGTATGCATCACCCATTCAGCCCACTCGACGACTGCTTCACTGTCACGCTTCGTTGGATAGCGCATGATGCCGTCGCTATACATGGATGACTTCGGCACTGGTATCTGTAGTCCCCACATGACGCAGTTGCTGATCTGTATACCGAGTATACACGACATGGCGATGCCGTAGGTTGTCACTTGATGACTAGTGTCAAAGCTAGTAGACCACACAGTGTCAATACGACTGCCTGTCTTGTTCTCGTGTATCTCCGGTGTGGGGTCGCTAGGGCGTAGTGTGTCAGTGCATACACCGTCAACGCGGCCAATGAGGCGAGTAAGTGGTGTGTTGCTAGCATCGTAGATAGTGACATCGAACGGCACCTCTATGCCTATCACCTTGTCTGTCATGATGGGGATGAAGCGACCGAGTGGATAGCGTTGCACGTAGTTGATAGCTGCGCTCTCTAGGTTAGATTGAGTGCGCTTAGTGTCACGTGGGTCGTCATGGTAGCCAGATGTTTCGAGTAGGTTGAGACACATCTGCATGCAGCGTGTTTCAGCATCCTCGTCACTTATGTAGTATTGCAATGCTTGCAGCCAGCGGTCAGGTGCTTCAACAGTAGCGAACAAGCGAGTAGCGTAGTTGTTGACTGCTATCCTGCCACCATCGAGTAGATGTGTGTTTGGCTCCTTCTTAATATGCTCAAGCAAGTCGAAGAAGCGACAGCATGCGAACACGTCATGCATCGCACGGCCAGCTTCAAGCGGTAGCACGCGGTCAACGCCAGCAGACAAGCGCTTGCCATGTATACTGTGTATAATGCCCCATCGTGGGCACGTGTTGACAGCAGTGAGCGACGAGAAGTCAACCCACGGCAGCGTCAGGTCGGTTGTCGGTTTGATCAGCATCAGCATTGCTCCTGAATTGATACAGTGATTGACGGCGATTGAGCACTACGTAGTTCAACTTACCTTCCTGCCGCAGTACACGCAGTATACGACCGGGGCTATCGGGTGCGATGTTGACAGTGAAGCTGCGCACATAGCTGCGTAGTTCTTCGATGTGGAAGGGTTGACCTGCGTGTTCGACGTAGAACGTCATCACAAGTGGTTCGATGGTAGCACGTACACGTGATCGTTCTACAGGATCATCGTCATCATGTGTCATGACACGTCTCGTCCTGCTTCATTCTGGGGGTGAAATCGCTTGCGGACCTCCTCCCAATCATTCTTCAGACGTGCGCCTACAGTTGCCATGTCAGCGACGATGTTTGCCATCTTGTCAACTGTGACGATGATTTGCTGCATCTCTTGTCGGAGCATTTCGTTGTCTTCAGCCAGTAGCTCAAGCACCTTGATGACACCACGTTCGGTGCCCATCGTTTGCAGCGTGTGTCGCACGTCGCGTGCGCGTTGGACATAGTTGACCATTAGGGCTTCTCCTCTATTAGCTTCGTGATGTCTACATCAGTGTGATCGAGTGCGATTGCACGCAAGTCATACAACATGTCTTCAAGGCGTTTGAGCGCCTTGTCTACCTTCTCATACTGTTTGTTGGCTTGTTCTGCCTTCTTCTCGATCTTCACCATACTCGAGATCGAGTCAGCCTGACGCTTGGCTATGTGTGCTTGCTTGATGATTGCAGCAGCACGCAAGCGACGTTCGCGTAGGCTATTCAAGAATACCTCTTGCTCAACTTCAGTCATGTTGTGCAAGGACTTCGGTAGCATAGGGTCATCAACGCCTACGCCAGCCACCTTTGCAGGGGGCTGGCGCAGCTTGACGACTTTGTTGTCGTCTTTGGTCATTAGTACTACTCCACCATGCGAGCAGCTACGATAGACAACGCAGGAGTAGCGAGCTTAGTGACCCTCTTGATGGCTCTGTCAATCACCTCAACGCTGATGCCGTTCTTGATCAACTCAGTACGCAACTCCTGTGCATCAACGCGAGTAGCAGGCTTGTTGGCATTGAATGTGAGTGACCAATCTTCGCCAGCTACGGTTGTCGTTGACTTCATCAGAGATGAAGTAGCATCCTCGCGCAGTTGAGCTACTTCATCTGCATACTGACTTGCGATGTTGAACTTAGCAGCATCGTAGCGCTTCTCAGCCTGCTGGCGTAAGTAGTTTGCAGTGGCGTACTCCGCGGCCATCTGATCTACTGCATCCTGCGTGGTGCGAGGTGCTTTGAACTCTTGTATACTCTGTATACAGCGAGCCTCAAGAGGCAACATCTTCTTCACTTCTTCAACGCTCGTCATCTTCGCTAGCTTCGCCATTTGTAGTCTCCTGTTGTGTTGTTGACGTAGGTATTATATCACATTCAGTTACAGATGCAAGTCTACTACTTCTCAACTCCGCCATGCGCTGCTTACGACGTGCAGCCCACTCGTCACCCCACGGCCACTCGATGTGTCTGTACACAGTGCGTAGTCTGATCTTGCGTATGATAGACACATCAACATTCATGCCGTAGCCTTCACGCATCTTCTCATGCACATACTTAGCAGTGCATCCAACTTCCAACATCTGCATCACACGTTTGACGTGGAAGTGTTTCATGCCCACACGCTCACGCTTGAGCATGTCTTGTACGTTGTCAGCTTGAGTGCCAATGATCATGTGGTGTGGGTTGCAGCACCAACTGTGGTCACACTCATGACGGATCACGTCACCGCGTTGTAGTTCGTAGCCTGTATACAGCGCATACACGATGCGGTAGACGTAGTAATCCTTCTGCCCAATGACCACGCGAGGTCTATATTCACCGCGCGTGCCTAGTCCGTGTGCGCCCTTCCACTCCCAACACACCTTCTTATCACCGTCGTGCATATCGATGCGACGAAACACATCGTACATCTCACTGACGACGCCACGGCGACGTAGTGGTTTGTTATTGGCTTGTTGCTTTAGTTCGCGCACGTGTTGGGGCATCTTCGATGGTTTCTCGCCATGCATCTTTGCAATCTCCTGTAGCAGCACACGCGAGCATGAACTTGTCGCGGTTAAAGCGGTCATTGAGAAACTGACACTTGTACGCGAAGTGTCTAGCTATACGAAAGCGTAGGAACGGGTTAGGTATAGCGTTGATGATGTCTGCGATTGCATTGAGGTGTCGGCGTTCTAGCCTTGTCGTCTTAGCCATTGTTTCACTCCATACAGGATGATCATGATTGGGATGAAGTAACACACTGCATACAGCAGTGGGTTGTAGCTGATGACATAGATGAAGTAGAAGATGGCTGCGATGATGTACACAATCACGTCGATGATGAATGTATCAATCATCGCTAGTGCACGCTGTCATCTTTATCACGCACCAGTTCAGCGCGCACTTCAACGCCTTCATCTACAGGAACGAGGTCAGTGAGGTCATCACTGAACACAGGCTGCGCAACACGCACACCGTTTCGGACGGTCAACGATGGCTC